AGCATAGAGCGTTCGTTACCTGCCCGTGCTGTAAGACTAAATGCTATATTGACAAAGAATAATATGCAAGTTTTCGTGCCATACCCTTCGCCAATAGATGTGGCGAAATGCCTGGATAAGAGGCGACTCAGAAAGCAGATTATCGAATGTGACCAAATTCTCAAGGCTATTTACGGGCAGTCCGAGGCTTGGAAGATCCATCCGATAGTGAAGATGTATTCAGATTACGCTGCTTGGCTTTGGTATTATCGGGAAACGCTCAGTGCGTACACACAAGGGTATCTAGTATTAGCCGAACAATTTTCATACCAATGCGACGCCTATTTCCACCCTCCATTCCTCACAGAATCCTTATGCGACCAGCACAAGCGAAGGCTCTATACAAAGGCGCCGGAGCTTTATCCTCAATTCGCGGAGTATGGCACTAGCGAGGAAAACTGGTACTTTGTGGACGGAGAGATAGTGAAATACATTAACGGAAAAAGAATATGAGCCAATTAGCAACAACAATTGATCAAAGCAAGCGACTTCTGGATGCCGGTCTCGACCCGCGTGGTGCGGATATGTCGTGGCACAAGTATAGGACCAGCAAATGGGACTTATGGGTAGGATGGAGCGACCGCGAACTTCCTGACTTCCAATTCGTCCCCGCATGGTCGTTGTCGAGGCTGATAGACCTCATTGCCGACACTGGAATACCAATGAACTATGGCCCGATGACAGATTCCGCAGCGGTTCTCGAACATGCCGTCAACGCACTTGAATACCAATTGCTCCATGCCCATCATTGAGACCCCTCCGCAGCCGAAGAAGCGCGGCCATTCAATGCCAGAAGGAAAGATCCAAGCAGAATGCTACGAGTATTTTTGGAACAGCTATCCACAATATCGTGGCTTATACTTCGCCGTGCCGAACGAAAACAACCGAGCGGACTCTAACGCAATTACTGGTGCCATTCGTCGCTCTATGGGCGTGTATCACGGTGTCTCGGATACGCTGATGCTCATCCCTCGGCAAGGCTTCCACGGCTTATGCATAGAGTACAAGGATGAACACGGAAAGCAGTCAGTACACCAAGTCGCCTGGCAGAAACTTGTAGAGTCTCATGGGTACAAGTATTGCTTGTGCCGTAGTTTGGCACAATTCAAGGAAATCTTAAAAGAATATTTGGATGCTTAGGGCAAAAACTGAAGATCAGCGTAAGCACATTGATGCGATTCTGGGACACATATATCACGACCACCCGTACGATGTAGACGGAGACTTTAATGATGTTTCTATGTATGAAAGAATCTATATTGACGGGGAAATATCATACGACATGATGGCTGATATCGTCGACTATTTACGCTCTTGCAATCCGGAAGAAAAGTAGTATATTTGCATTATGGCCAAGAGTTTAATACCGCTTCGCCCGAGTGCTATTGTATCGGGGCTCACACAGGACGAACAGTCCGCATTGACTTGGTTTGTCATTTCCGGATGCTCCAGGAAGGATGCTTTTGTCACCTTTGCAAGACCGGACATGTTAGCGTCAAAGGCGAAGGCAGCGATTGACGAGTATGTCAAGCAGTTCTTCTCTAGAAAGGAATGTATTGCCTATATCGATGCGTACAGGCAGACGCTTGACAACTTCTTAAACCAGAAGAAGGAAGATGCGAAGGTATCCGGTTCTCTGGAGGAAAGGAAGGCAAGGGCAAAGACAAAACTTGTTGAATTTGCGATGAGTCTGGCAGACAACATTGAAAGCGCGGACGATCCGGAGTTCGTCCTCAAGATGGCCGACAAAGCAGGATTGCTTGACGGAGATGAAGATGTCGAAGAACAGCCGAGGCGATACCTTCCTGTAACCTGTTCGGAATGCGCTTACCGAAAATTTGTCGAAGAGAACTGCGAAGAGGTTCCGGATGGCACGGAAGTTGAAGAACAATCAGAAAAAGAAGAATAATGGAATTCAAAGGAAGAGTAACGGCTGTCATGCCGATTGAAAGAGGTGTTGGTCAAAGAGGGCCATGGGCCCGTGCGACCATCGTTTTGGAATATGAATCCGGTCAGTATCCGAGGAGTATCGCACTCCAGAACTCGAAAGACGCCGAGAATTTCGCACGGATTCGTGTCGGAGACACTGGAACATTCAAGGTTGATTTCAAGACGCGTGAATACAACGGTAAGGTTTATACCGACATCAACTGTTGGTCCTGGAACATCGACCAGGTGTCGCAGCCTCAGCAGACCGCAAACTACCAAAACGGTCCTATTTAGAACCTACCAGCTTTGCCTAACTACATATGGAAGAGCGCCCCGATTTGGAGCGCTCTATTTTATTTATTCCTCGGCTGATTCTCTGCCTGGTTCGTTACATTCGGGACATTCGGATCGTTGGTCTGAGTCGTGGTCTTGTACTTTGCGTCCAGAGCCTTTTCCTCTTCCTTTTCCTTCATGATTTGCTCAGCGTCTCCAAGATGGCTGTTTCCGATGTCAGACATCGTCGCCTTGCGGGATTTCACTCCGGCATAATACTGATCAAGCTCCATCTTGATTCTCTCAGATTCATTCTGAGGAATCCAGATATTTTGACCGCAAGAAATCTTGAGATCTCCATAGGTAAAGATATTCCCCTCAGCCTTGCCGACCAGACGCTTGAAAACCTCGACGAGTTGCCGTACCGGCTTTGCGTAGAACTTCCATCTGTTCTTGCACCACTGGATGTCCGGTGCAAACATGATCTTGATTGTCGTGCTGCTATCCGCACCCTGGCGAATATCAACAGGCTCGACCAACGCAGAGAGTGAGCCACGAAGGATGTTGTTCCAAAGCGTGTTCAGATTCAGTGTCGCGATATTGGACGCATCCGGTGGAGCCAGGTACTTACCGTCAGCATGAGCCAGCGAGTCCGCAGTTCCTCTTACGCCGATGGTTTTTCCGTTAATCTTTGACGGAGGTAGCGTAGTAATCTTCTCACTCTTGAGGAAAAGGATCGGGAATGCGCTTGTCTTTACTTCCTCTGACACATAGGATAGCGCTTTTTCGAATTTCTCGATGCTTCCCTGGACCGGGCCTGTTGCGATGTCTGGCACACGGAAATAAACTACCTGCAGGATGTCATTCCCAATCTGCGCCTCCTTTCTGGAAATCATCTTGTACCCATCTTCGGACACTTCGCTGAAGCTAGTGTTGTTTTTGATGATTCGAAGCACCTTATCAATCCATGCCTTGCCGCTATCCTCGTCTGTGTCGACCTTTACCCAGGTCTCGCGATATTTCACCGTGAATACATCGACAGCGGGCTTTCCGTTGAGAGTGTATGACCTGTATAAGGTTGGCTTTCCATCGTCATCTACACCCGGATATAGGGTGTCGCCTTTCTCGTAAGAAAAGACCTCGTAGTTGATCGTATTCCCGTCGTACCACCAATACAGGGCGGAATCTCCAGTCCGTTCGCAATACCCTACGGCCTCGCACCAGGCGTCCCAGAATCCGGCAAAGTCCATCCAAGACTCCACCTTCTGAAACGCTTCCTCATTCTCTTTCGATTCGCTGGCCACCCAGAAGTTGTCGCCGGTCAAATGCGCGACCTTCTTTGAAACAATCATCTCCTGGATGGCAAGAGCAACAGTCTCTACTTCGTCGTATCCGTCAAGAACCCACTTCTTTTTTCCGGTATTCGGATCAGTTTCGTCGGTCTGCTTGTAAATCGGCCTCTGGCTCATATACTTCGAGCTAATCTTGTGCGCTTCCGGGCAAAGCTCGTTAAGGAAGTTATCCTGGGTAAGGTTTACATACCCAACTCCAAATCCTGCAGTTCTCGGAATTCTGTATCCAGGATTCCCCCCCAACGGCGGATACATGCCGGCGCTATCGGGTGTGACTCTCCGCACCCAATAGTCTTTCTTTAAATGTTCACTGATGTTCATTGGTTAAAATCGCGATTTTATATTATACCCAGACTACATTACCAGCGCGTCCGCCAGAATAGTCTATAAACAAATCATCGTATGCGTCATCTGACACCTCTGGTGCCGGCTGCTTCTTGGGACGGGCGTCTAGCTCCCATAATGAGCGGAGGCATATCGTATCCCACAAGTCCGGGGAATTCTTTTGGTGCCGAGCCTTGTACTCGTCTTTTGAAAGATAGTAAATACGCTTGTTTTTTGTGGTTGTGACAAATAAGTCGATTCCGTCAAAAAGAATATCGCGTAGACTTCGTAGTTCTCCGTTCTTTCCATAAGGAATTTTATCGCTCAAATCCATGCTTGTGCTTATCTGTCCGGTCTCAATCAAGACGGCCATCTTTCCCATAAGCTGGCTGCGAAGGTTGAAATATTGTTCAAAAGTAACGGGGTTTCCGTTCTCGTCATATTCCTGCATGGCGGTCTTGTTTGCCGTTACCGGGTTTGCGTTAATGTAGTCCTTGAGGAAGAAGCCCATTCCGGTGGCATCAAACGCAAAATTCTTCAGCGGAACTCCATATTTTGCTAGAGTCCCCTCAATCCATGGGACGATAGCCTTCATGTCTCCCACATAGGTCTCGATAGCGACCCATCGAAGCCCTTTCCATATTACCATTTGACAAGCATCTGGTTTTTTCGACGAAGCGGACCCGGAGATATCCATCGTTGCGTACATGTTCTCGTCGTCGTTGATAGGGTTGCTCGTGAAGTCGAGAATCATTTGCTTCGTAATGGACGAGCGCTCATTCTCTACTGGACCAAAGTACGCTCCCTTCAGCACATTCCTCTGTGTCTTACCTACAGCATGGAGGTTTGCGACAGATCCACCGCCGGTCGCGGCGACAAGCTTTCTGTTGTCTGCGGCCTCTCCGGTAAACATTGTGAAGGACTTTACCATGTCGGCTTCCGTGAGTCCTGCGGCACGGTCTGCATCCGAAAGCTTGATTCCAGCTGCCTTTGCGACCTCTTCCGGAGTGTCTCCTACAATCACATCGTTAACATCGTCCCCGGCAAAGTACATGTACTTTGTTACTCCATTCATGTCCGGATAGATATAATATGTGTCGGGATTGATATAGCCGGCAAGTAGTAGGAGAGCTGTTGTCCAATGTGTAAACTCCGGGTTAAATGACATCGCTATCTGCGGCTTCATACCGGATGAGTCTCTGTTTCGCGACATCCAATAAGTAAACATCTTGAATGTCATCGCCGTTCCTTCGTCGATCTGAATAAGGCTTGCCTGGTTTTTCTTTGCAAGTTCCTTGAAGTCCTCCCACTCGGTAGGGTTGTCGACATTAAAGTTGCTGTGAATAAGTTGGACCGCGGAGTTGTATTTAGGCCATGCGAATGTCGGTGAATCGCTGGAATTAACTTCGCAGTCCGCATAATTACCGAGAAGTTCCATCGCGTCTCTGAATATGGATGTGCCCTTCTTGGAATCAGCAAGTCTCATAGAAATAAAACGTCCAGCAAACCCCGGTCGGTTCATTCCATAGAGAAACTTCATGAGCATAGAGTATGTCTTACCCATCGTAGCGGCCCCGCATAGAAAAATTATATTGCTCTCGCATTTAAGAAAATTTTCCTGAAGCCCGGGCTGAGGAATGAAATCTTTTTTATCTCTCAGCGTGAAAATTCCCACCTTATCCCATCCCTTGTCTTTTG